ATTTGTTAAAATAGCCTTTTTTGAGCTTGATGTTGTTTTAATCGTTTTATTGCTGCTTCGTAATATTCTGTGTCTATTTCATATCCTGTTAAATCATATCCTAAGTTATGACAAGCTATTGCTATGCTTCCACTTCCTAAGTGTGTATCTAATATTTTATCTCCTTCTTTTGCGTAATTCATCAATAACCATTCGTATAGTGCTGCTGGCTTTTGTGTTGGATGTATTTTATCACTTGCCGAAGTATTCCCCTCTAATCCTCCATAGTATCTGTAATCAAACTGTTTCGCTACCTTGTTAAAACTTGTATAAGCAAGTTCTCCATCTGAAAAATTTGGAACAGGATTGCCTTTATACCAAAATATAAAACCTTTACAACCATTAAGCCATAATTGAGGAAAATAATTTGAACCCCAAACTATTTGATTTCTACTAACCCTTTTTAATTCTAAAAAATATTTATTTGTCGGAATTGAATCATCCCAATTACTCTGCTTATATTTATTTGCTTTAATTCGTGTGCCATTGCTTGTTTTATTAGTTCTATTAAATTTTCCAAAACCAATGCCATAGGGTGGGTCTACAATAGCAAGGTCAAACTGATTATCGCTAAACCCTGCCATCGCAACCATACAATCCTTATTGTGTAACTTTATCATTTTGTATTTCCCTGTAAAAACTAATTTGTTTTTTTACTTCGGGTCTTATCCACTCAACAGAAGAAAGTATAGGGTTATCTTGTTCTGCCCATGTTTCAAGTTGATTAAAAATAAAATTCATTTCTTTTGTATTTCCCTTGCAATAAGAATGAGCTATAGAACAAACCCTATTTATAGTGAAGGCTTGTATTTTAAAGCTGCCGTATTCCTTTTTTAAATCGTAAAACCTTTTAAAAAGATATTCACTAAACAATCTCATTTTTATAGTGGCGTTGCCTTTTTTAAATGTTTCTGTGCATCCAAAATTAAAATATATGTTTAGTACATTTCCAACAGAAAAAACATCTTTAGTCTCTAAGTATTTTTTATAAACATAAGCATAGTCCTTTCTTGTTTGTGCATAGCTTTCTAAATAATCTAAAGCTGTCCATCTCCTGTTGTTATTGTTAATAGTCATTATAAACTTTTGATAATTATCTTTATTTGTAACATCTATCCAATCTACAATATATGCTGGTAAATTTTTTATTCCCATTTGCTTTGCACAATCTACTCTATGATGTCCTTCTATAAGGTTAGCTTTGTGGTCTACAATTATTGGGACTAAAAAACCAAACTCTATCATTTTTTCTTTGAAACTATCTCTATGCAAGTCTACAATTTTTCTGTTTACTGTTGCATAATTTAGCTTGTCAATGTCATAATTTTTTTCAAAAGTTCCTGTTTTAATGTTTAATGTATTCATAATATTAATTTAGTTTGTTACCTACTCTAAAAGGTTTTCGGCTTCCCCTTATAATATACAAAGTATAAATGTAATAAACATTTTATTAACAAACAAATTAATATAAGTCAGGTAATTCTGATTTATACTTCTTTGTCATGGTACTTTACATGAAGAAAACCCTCATAGCTTTTTTTTAGTTCTCTGTAGTTATGGGTTAGAGTTCTATGCTCCAGAAGTAGCCTTGTATATCTTTTTCTGTAGTAGAGGTCAGGATTTAGTATTTTTTCTACCTTTCCTGTTTTGGTTGAGAGTATATTATCAAGCCTGTTAAATATCTTTAAATACTCTACTTCATAATTTACTATCACTTCATCAAACAGTTTTAAGTTGTGCAAGACTGTTGCATGGTCTCTGCCTATGACCCCTCCTATTTTACTCAAGCTATTCTTGGTGTGTATCTTTGCAAGTTTACAATACAGAGCTCTACAATATACATTGTCTTGTTCTCTGTTTCTTATATTGAGTTTTCTTTTGGTATGTTTTTCTACCAGCTTTTTAATTTGTATTAATTCCATGTTTCATCTATTGCTTTTTTGATGCCTTGACAGGCTTCATATTGTTCAAGTTCCTCATAATACTTGAGAACCTCCTCCATCCTTTCCTTTGGATTTCCATTTGATATATCTACAAGAGCTATTAAATAATACTCTTTGGCACTTTGGTTCATTTAGCATCTACCTCTAATATATATTGGTCTAAAATATATTCTGTTTCTTCAAGTGTTTTTTTATAAAACATCTCTTTGTAAGCCTTAAGAGCTAAATTAAATTTTGTCTCTCCTCTTGAAATTACCTCAGCAGGAACATTAACTATTCCTACATCTCTGTTGTTTTTGTTTATTGTAATAAACTTAAACTGTTCTTTCTTAAATAACCTACAATAAATAAAAGCCTGTAGGTCATAGTTCTTTTTGTCTACCTCCCACTTAGCAAAACTCTCAGTAGGAGCAATGGTAGTTTTTAAATCATAAATACAATCATCTGTAAGTATGTCAGCTTTACCTCTGATTGGAAACTCTTTAAACATTTTAATCATTGGAACTTCTACCTCTGCACCTTTCATGATTGATTGTATTGTTTCATTGTTTGCAAGTTTTCTTATAAGCCATTCTACATAGTCTTTATCTTTTTGCTTGTAAACATTCTCAGCTCCATACTCTGCAACTGCATCTTTATATATTTTGGCGTTGGTCCTGTCTGCTTCTACATAAACCTTTTTATAAAATTTGTGCGGTTCTAAAAAACATTCATGTGTAAGTTTTCCTATTCTTAAAGCCTCTGTTTCTTTCTTTGGCTTTTTCATATACTCCAGCAGAGTATTTGGACTGTCTAATAAGTTTCTAAGAAGTGAGCTTCCAAGAGCATTTGTAGCCAGAACTCCATAGTAGAAAGAGTCATCAAGCATATAGCCTAATATTTCTTCTGTCCTGTAAGTGTCATTGTTTATTAGTGTTATCATTGTTTATTAGTATATATTTAACTTCTATATTTAAAGTATTGTTAGAGACCCAATTCATTTTTAGTTTTTAATTTTTGTATTTCTTGTAAAAGCTCATCTATTCTTTCTTCTGCTTTTCTTGCTCTTTCTATTGCTCTTATTTTTTGACTTCTATAGTCATCTACTGTATCAGCAAAACTTTGTCTCTCAAGTCCAAACTTATTTGTTATAAATGTAATTTGTATTATTGCATCTCTTACTTTGTTAAGTTTTTCATTGTCTGGTTTTTGCTCACACCATTCAATGACTTGCTCTTGAAGATATAACAAATTTGATTGAAGTCTTAAATCTTCTATAGCATCAAACTTTTTCCTCATGTTAATTTCTTTATCCATTAGAACTTACATTTACTACACTTCCATTTTACTCCTAATCTATTTATAAAATATTTAAAATCATATTTTTTTTTGGGATAGTGCCAATTTTTTTTGTAATACCATGCTGAAACCACACAAAGCTCAAGAGGAATATTTACACTATCATCTTTAAAATTATGTTCTACTTTAATAGCTATTGCATGACCATCCCAACTATCTACTATTCTCTCAAGTATTAGCTTTTGTCCTGTAGGTATTCTGTTAAATTGTCTTTTTACTTCTCCCAATATTAAAACTCTATTGTCAAACTCTAAGACAAAATCAATATCACTTGGGTGCACATTTCCATTTTGCACACCTGTGAAGTCTATGACTTGCTTTACTTGGTCTCTATTTCTTATAAGACTCACAGATATTGATTGTATACCTTTTCTAAGCCTCTATGTATTTTATCTAAAAAACATGGTCCACATGAACTTGTTTGAGCTTTCTCATCAAAGACTCTATTATAAATACCTACTAATCTTTTTTGAACATTAGGAGTAATTGTATTACCTACATTTTTAAAATAATTATACAAATAATTGAACTCATCTATATAGAGACATTTTGGTTTATGATATGGAAACAGCTCATTTAATCTTTCCTGTCTTTTATCACAACCACAATCCTTTCCTTCAGGTGTAAACTTCTCTACTACCTTCTTGATACCTGTAGCTTTTGTTATCTTTTCTACACTATCTCCAAGACCCTTGCTTTCTTTTTCATAGTTGGCTTTCCAAGTCTTGTAAGCTTTAGTTCTTTTATCAGTTGGAATTTCTTCTTTTGTATTCTTTGTAGTCATCTTGGAATATTTCTTTAAGTTCTTTTTTACATTTTTTTAAGGTATGAAATATACTTACCCAACTTATTTTAGTTTTATCTGCAATTTTTCTAATACTCATTGGTGTGTCTCTGTATATTTTAAAAAGCTGTCTATCATACCATCTCCAGCTCTGTATATGGTCATCTATTTTTTGAGTAAAATTATGATAGTTTATTTCTTCATCCATTTCATCAATGTTTGGAATTTGCAGAAATACTTGTTCATCATCAATACTAATTTTTTGTACTTTGTTTTTAGCATTGACATACTGTAAGAACATACTCCTAAGAACAATCCATATATACGCTTTATTAACTTTACCATTTTTTAAAACTTTTTTCTTATTAGAATATTTATATAGTGCCAAATAGGACTGCTG